GTAAGAGACATAGCGAAGGTATTTACTGAGTTTAGTCAGTCATTTACTGTTCCTGCCTCAAAAACCAACAACAAGGTTTTTAAGCACTTTTATAATGCAGATATATCAAATGGATTCGACTCTAGAAAACGTGTTGATGCTAATATAGAAATAAACCACATACCTTTTAAAGAAGGCAAGGTTACGCTTCAGGGAGTCAATATGAAGGACAACAAACCTAATAGCTATAGAATAACATTTTTTGGCAACACCGTTAAATTGAAAGATATATTGGGAGAAGATGAGCTTGGAGATTTAAACTTTCCTAGCTCTCTTAATTATGCTTATGACGCAAACACTGTTAAATCTAGATTGTCAGCAAACCCATCATCGAACGATGTTATAGCTCCGTTAATAACACATAGTCAAAGACTATACTTTGATAGCGGAGATAACGCAAGCGATACGGGGAATATATCAAACCATAATCAAGGAGGCGGAAATAAGCACGGATTAAGGTGGGATAACATAAAATATGCCATCAGGGTAGACCGTATTATTCAGCAAATAGAGGCTCGGTATCCGAGTATAACTTTTTCTGACGATTTCTTTACATCTAGCAATGTACACTACTACGACTTATTTATGTGGATGCATAGAAATAAGGGGTATATAGAAAGGGATAAAACAACCGAATTGATTCAGGGTACTTGGGTTACTCAAGACGATGTGGTTACTGAGATGATTAATGATTCTACATTAAGAGTTCTTTACGAAGAATTTATAGATGATATGGATCTTATATTAACTAGAACATCAACAGATGCTTACGATATATCGATATTAAGAAACGGTGAAGAGGTTTATGAAGAGTTAAACATCACATCTACATCTAAAAATATAGATTTAGATGGATATATACGAAACGATAATGATGAGTTTCAAATAAAAATAACATCCAACAATAACATAACCTTTTCTAGTATACAGTGGGAAACAGGTTGGACTACGGCTCCAGATGAGGATGGAGTAGATAGACACACGATATCTAATTATTCTTTTTCCTCTGCATTTCAGTTCGATGTTAATTCACAAATGCCCAAAATGAAGATAATAGACTTCTTAACAGGATTGTTTAAGATGTTTAATCTAACGGCTCTTGTGGAGTCAGACGGAACTATATATGTAGACACTCTTGATGAGTTTTATGTAGATAAACAGTCTTCAGGAAATCCATATACAATAGATGAATTTGTTGACTCAACACAGCACACTGTTGATTCTGCTCTACCCTATAGAAATATTAAGTTTACTTATGAGGACTTAGGTACGCTATTAGCGACACAGCACGAGCAAATACTTATTGATGGGGGTGGTAATAAATGGGGTGAAGAAGACTATGTTAAAACAGAATTAGGGAATGAGGTTTTCTCTGGGGATGTATACGAGGTCGTTGTTCCATTTCAGCATATGAAGTTTGAAAGGCTATTGGATTTAGATGATGAAAGCCAAACAGATATTCAGTGGGGGTATTCAGCAAGTGATGATTTCAATCAATCTACAGGTGATTATGATGCGTATATTGGTAAGCCTTTGTTGTTTTATCCCATAAACATAACACTTGATTCGGATAACCACGTATCTTATATAACATCAATAGACCCCGATGATGGGTCTTTCGATGCTCACGACCAAATAACAACAACCATAAACATACCTTCTAATTCAAGGTCATTAACTGCCTCTGGAACAGATAACGCAAAAAACATAAATTTTAAGAATGAGCGTAATGAATATACTAATTCATTGGATTTTACGGATACTTTGTTTGAGCAGTTTTATTCTACTTACATAACTCAATTATTTACCAAGAGTAATAGAATAATTAAATTGAAAGCTTACCTACCATTAAATATTTTACTAAACTATACGCTTGCAGATAAGTTTATATATAAAGGTAGAAAGCATCAAATAAACAGTATTACGACTAACCTTACAACAGGAGAAAGCGAAATAGAGTTATTAAATATAGTAATAGAATGATAAAACACATTTTAGACCTTTTAAAGTTAGATGACTATTATGGCGTGTCGCCTTACATCGACATCGCCAAAGGAAAGTATCAAGCACCCAAAACATTAAAAGAATCACTTAACAAAAGAAAAAGATGGCACAAGCACAATCAGAATATTTAATAAAGATATCCCTAGAGAAGGGTCAAGCTGTAGCAGAAATAAATGGCGTAAAGGTTAAGTTGTCTGAGTTGGATACTCAGATGAAAAAGAACACTAAGACTACAGAAAGCAGTACTAAGGCCAATCAAAACTTCAACAAGGCAAATCAAGACTTAATATCCTCCTCTGGTTTAGCTGGTGCTACTCTTGTTGAATTGGGTAGAACTATATCTGATTTACCCTTTGGTATCACTGCGATTACAAACAACTTGTCTCAGTTAGTTACGTTATTTATTACTTTAGGTTCAAAAACAGGAGGGGTAACAAGTGCATTTGGCTTATTGTTAAAGCAGTTGAACGGACCTCTAGGTTTTATACTTGTATTTCAGGTAGCAATATCTCTTTTGCAGGCTTTCCAAAAAGAGATAATAGGAGTATTCAAGGGGCAAGAAAAACTAACTAAGGCAAATGAAGAGCTAACCAAATCATATAGAGATTTAGCAAAGGCTATAAGTGAAGATAATGAGGAGATAAGTAAACAAGATGAAGTCCTAGAGGAGAATATAGAGAAACTAAAGGGCTTTAGGGGTATGATTGAACTTCTAGCTGCTGGTAGAACAAGAGAATCTATGGATGAATTTACTCAGGGCATATATGATAGGTTTATGCTTGTAAAGGAAGCTGTAGAGGAGGCTACAGGGGCAGTCTTAGATACTAGCGGCCCTGGTTTTGTTAAAGCATTAGATGACTTAAATTCTATCAGTGAAAAAACAGCTAAGAGTATATTAGACGCTAAAAACAACTTAGAAGCTGCTAGAATAAAGGAAACTATGACTCCTGTAGAGATTTTAGAGGAGCAATTGAGAATATATATAATGGAACAAGAGGCTATTGGGGCTTCTAGGGAAAAATATATAAATTCTCCAGAATACGTCAAGCTAGAGGCTAAAATAGAAAAAGCAAAAATTGACGCTAGGGAAAAGGCTATAAAAGAAAACTTTGAAGCGAGAGGAAAACAAGTAGATCAGGAAATAGAACTAGAAAGAGCCTTGCTTAGAAGAAGGATAGTAGAAGATAGGTTAGACCCTGTTCAAGTAGCTGAAGAAAATCTGAGGATATATATAAAAATGCAAAAAGCCTTAGGGATAAAAGAAAAGGAATATGTACAAAGCTCAGAATACTTAGATTTACAAACAGAGATAGCTAAAGCACAAATAGAGGCTAGAAAAACCGCAGTACAAAGCGTTTTAAAGAAAGAGGGTCTTAAGGGGTTAGGTGTTTTATTCACCCCGGAGGAAACTCAAGTAATGAAAGAGGCCAGAAAGGAACTTGAAAAAGGAAAAGACGAAAGGCTTAAGGCATTCGATGAATTCTTTGGTGACGTTGAACCTGTTACGGCTCAAGTAAAGGAAATAGAGAAGTTTAGGGACGTTTTAGCTGAAGTTTCTGCTGGATTTGAATTGCTTAATGAGGCTGGCAATATGTTATTTGAAGCCGAAATAAGTAGAGAGGAAAGAAAAACAGCTTTAATGAACAACAACCTAAGGGATAGATTAAAGAATGAAAAGCTATCCGCTAAGGAAAGAGAAAACATAAACAACCAGATATCAGCGAATGAAGAGGCTCTAGCCAAGAAAAGAGATGAAATAGCTGAAAAGCAATTTAAAATGAATAAAGCTTCAAACATAGCTAATGCGTTAATTAATACATATTTAGCAGCTACTGGTGTTCTTGCAGAAGAAAAGGGAGGTGCTATTGCTAGAATTGTAGCAGCGGCAGCGATTATTAGTTCTGGTCTTATTCAAGTTGCGGCTATAGCTAGACAACAATTTGTACCTTCAGCAATTGGTGGGGGTGCTGGTGGAGCAGGCGCAGCAAGACCGAGTATTGAAGCCCCAGACTTCAACGTAGTAGGGGCTTCTGCACAAAGTCAGTTAGCTGAGACGGTAGCGGGTGCTGAGGCAAAGCCAGTAAGAGCCTTCGTTGTTGGTAAGGATATTAGTACACAGCAAGAACTTGACAGAAATATAACCAACACAGCATCCTTCGGGTAAGAACAAAAAGCAACTCAATAAGTTATTAATATATGGAAGAAATAAAAGTAATCGAACTGATTATCGATGAGGAAAACGAAATTAGCGGAATAGACGCAATTTCAATCGTAGATGACCCTGCTATCCAAGAAGATTTTATTATGCTTAGTTCTCAAGAGGTAAAGTTAGCTGAGGTAGATCAAGAGAAGCAGATTCTTATGGGTCCTGCACTTATTCCTAATAAGAAGATATATCGTAAAAACGGAGAAGACGAATACTATATTTATTTCTCTCCTGAAACGGTAAGAAAGGCTTCAGAGTTATATTTATCTCGTGGATACCAAAATAATGCCACCTTAGAACACGAAGACAAGCTAGAAGGATTGTCGGTGGTGGAATCTTGGATTATTGATGATACAAACCAAGATAAATCTCGTAAATATGGCTTTGACCTACCTAATGGCACTTGGATGGTATCTATGAAGGTATATGATGATGAAGTTTGGTCAGATTACGTAAAATCAGGCAAAGTAAAAGGCTTTAGCATAGAAGGTCACTTTGCTGATGCTATGGAAAGACCTCAAGAGCAACTTCCTGAGTATGGTGATGAAGAATTAGAGGCTTTATCAGTCATAGAGGAGCTTACGGATGCCTTAGACGTTGAATTACGCACATATGATGATTACCCTAAGGCAGCAAGAGAAAACGCACAGAAAGTATTAGATTGGCGTTTACGATATGGTCGTGATGAGGTCAAGGGAATGACTAGGGTGGGCTGGAGAAGAGCCAATCAGCTCGCTAAGGGACAAAAAATCAGCCGTTCAACGATTGCTAGGATGGCTTCATTCAATAGACACCGCAAAAACGCACAAATAGACCCAAATCTAAGAGGGACACCTTGGAAAGACAAAGGATATGTTGCTTGGCTTGGCTGGGGAGGCACTGAAGGTGTAGATTGGGCTATTCGCAAGATGAAACAGTTCAGAAAGGGGCAGTTTGCCGAAGTAGGACCCAAAGGTGGAATAAAAGAATCCCCTAAAGCTCCCAAATCGGACACTCCGAACCCTAGACCAAAGGGTGAGGGGTCCGCTAAAGGCGATGCGTCAGGGAAAACAGGTGCTAAGGTATCTGCACAAGACAGAAAAGCCCTACAAAAGAAAGCTGATGACTTCAACGAGCGTTACAAGGAAAAACTAGGTTACGGCATTACTGTTGGAATGTTATCTTCGGTATTCCAAAGAGGTTTAGGTGCATTTAATACGTCGCATTCACCAAACGTTAAGTCTGCATCGCAGTGGGCGCACGCTAGAGTTAATGCTTTTATGTACTTAGTAAGAAATGGTCGTCCTGAGAATGCTAAATATACCACAGACTACGATTTACTACCAAAGAAACACCCAAAGTCTTCCAAATGAGAAAGAAGTTTGAAACACCATCATATTCTAGCCCAAGAGGCGGTAGAAGAGGTTGTTTATGCAAAGACGGTAAAACCTACAGTAAGAAATGCTGTGACGGTACACTTAGAGCGCAAGGCATAGGCAAGACTAGAGCCTAAAAATACAACAACATTATATTGTATTAGTTAAGTATATAGTTAATTATTGTTTAACCCTATTTAATTAGTATATGAAAGCTAACGAAATTGTAGAGCGTTTTAAGAATATTCTACTTAGCAACGAAGTTGAGGCTGAAGCTCCTGAAGTTCAGGAAGAAGATACTCAAGTTGAAGAGCAAGTAGAGCTTTCTGAAAATGCAGAAGATATCCAAGTTGATGCTGCTGAAGAGGTAGAATCTGAAGAAGCAGTTGAAGCAGGATATGAAGATAAAATGGAGGAAGAGGGTGATATGGACAAGTATGCAACTAAAGAAGATTTAGCTAAAGCAATCGCTGAGGTTAAGGCTATGGTAGAAGAGCTTAGTTCTCAAAAAGAGGAAGAGCTTGAAGTACCAACCGAATTATCTTCTCAGGAGCCTACTGTTGAACCAATCGCTCACAGTCCCGAAGCAGAGGTTTCTAAGAAGCCTTTAAATTTATATGCACAGAAACGTGCAATGACTACTAAAGATATTGTATTTAATAAACTATTCAATTCATAAAAATGGCAACAACCACTAATATTACAACAACTTACGCCGGAGAGTTTGCAGGTAAATATATCTCTGCAGCTTTATTGAGCGGTAAAACTTTGGCTGACGGTGCAATCACTGTAAAGCCAAATGTTAAATTTAAAGAAGTAGTAAAGAAAATCTCTACAGATGCAATCGTAAAGGATGCAACTTGTGATTTCGATCCTACATCTACACTTACGCTAACAGAGCGTATCCTTCAACCTGAAGAGTTCCAAGTAAACCTTGAGCTTTGTAAGAAGGACTTCCGTTCTGATTGGGAAGCAGTACAAATGGGATATTCTGCATTTGACCAACTTCCTTCTAACTTTGCTGATTTCTTAATCGGACACGTTGCTGCAAAAGTAGCTGAGAAAACTGAGCAAACTATTTGGGGTGGTGTAAACGCTACTGCAGGTGAATTTGACGGTCTTACAGTACTTATGGCTGCTGACTCTGACGTAAACGATGCTGCTAACGGTTCTGAAACTGATTATACTTCTACAAATATTGTAGAACTTTTAGGAAACGTAGTTGATTCAGTTCCTTCTGCTGTTTACGGTAAAGAAGATTTGACTATCTATGTTCCTACTGTAGCCCTTCAGGCTTATGTACGTGCATTAGGAGGATTTGGTGCTTCTGGACTTGGTGCTGCGGGTGTTAACAACCAAGGGCAACAATGGTACAATATGGGTAATGCACTTTCTTTTGAAGGTATCAAAATCCAACACGCTCCAGGTATGCCTGCTGACCACATCGTTGCAGGTGAGGCTTCTAACATCTACTTCGGTACAGGTCTATTAGCTGACCACAACGAAGTTAAGTTGTTAGATATGGGTGACCTAGACGGTTCTCAAAATGTAAGAGTTATTATGCGATATACTGCAGGTGTACAATACGGCATCGGTGGTGATCTTGTATTACAAACTCTAGCATAATAAAATAAATTGTTAAACATAGAAGGGTAGGTAAGCCTTAGAGCCTACCTGCCCTTTTTTAATACCTAAAAATAATTATGGCTTGTGATTTAACTAAAGGGCGTAAAGAACCTTGTAAAGACGTAGTAGGCGGGATAAGAGCCGTTTACTTCACAGACTTCGGTGACTTTGGTACTGTATCCTATACGGATGCTGCTGGCGGAGACTACGAAATTTCCGATATGACAGGTACTTTTACTGCCTATAAATACGAAGTAAAAGGAAATTCTTCTCTTGAGCAAACAATCAATGCTTCTCGTGAGAATGGAACTTCTTTTTATGAGCAAACACTTAACCTAACACTACACAAATTAAGTAAAGAAGACCACAAAGAGATTAAAATCTTAGCTGCTGGTCGTCCGCACATCGCTGTAGAAGATTATAACGGAAACGTAATGATTGTAGGTTTGGAACACGGTGCTGATGTATCAGGTGGTACAATTGTAACTGGTGCTGCTATGGGAGACTTAAGTGGTTATACACTTACGTTTACTGCTCAGGAAACTGCACCTGCTAACTTTATAGACTCTCCAACTGCTGCTGATCCATATGCTGGAATGACAAGTGCTACTGTAACTGTAACCGAAGGAA